TGCGGTGCCGTGGCGCCGACGGTGCTGAGTGAAGTTACATGCAGGTGGCACGACCATGCATCTCTGCAGCCCGCCCCGTGCCCCCGGCAGGATTCGAACTAGCCGGATGGCCCAGTCTATAACCCGTCCCGACGTGCGCTGATGGCGCTATAATCGCTGGCAGAAGGGCATATCGACCGTTGCCGGAGTTAGGTTCTGTTGGGTCCTGTATAGACCCGTTATAGCCCGCTTATAGCCCGAAAGTCGCCCGTTAGGAGCTGCCGCGATGCCGCAGAAGAAGCCCGCCACCGCCACCCGTAGCCGCCGTGGATTCGGGCGGCTGCGCCAACGCGGGTCGGGTCGCTGGCAGGCGAGCTACCCGCACCACGGCGCGCTGCATTACGCCCCGGCGACGTTCCCGACGAAGGACTCCGGCGCGGCGTGGCTGCAGAACGAGCGCGACCTGATCGACCTCGACCGGCGTAAGCCGGGCACCTGGACCCCGCCCGCCGAGCGGGTGGCGAAGGCGGCGGCGCGCAAGCTCACGCTGCGCGACTACGCGAAGCCGTGGTTGACGCACCGCAGCCTTTCGCCGCGCACCCGCGACAACTACGAGTACCACCTTGAGCGCAATATCTTGCCGACGCTGGGGGATTCGGCGATCGCCGAGATCACGCCCGAGGACGTGCGGGTGTGGTTCACCGGGTTGGGCACCGAGCACCGCACCCGCAACGCTCAGGCGTATGGGGTGCTGCAGGCGGTGATGAACACGGCGGTCGATGACGGGCTGATCGACCGCAGCCCGGCCCGCATCAAGGGCGCGGCGGCGGTGAAGCACACCAAGCGGTCGGTGGTGTTGTTGGAGCCGGACGAACTCGCGGCGCTGGCCGACAAGATGCCCGAGGCGCTGCGGCTGACGGTGCTGCTGGCCGGGTGGTGCGGGCTGCGCCGGGGCGAGCTGTTCGCGCTGACGCGGGCCGACGTCGCCGACGACGCCTCGACCGTGCGGGTCAGCAAGGCCGTGACGTTCCGGCACGGCAAGTTCGAGGCCGGGCCGACCAAGACCAAGGAGTCCAACCGCACCGTAACCGTCCCGCCGCACCTGCGCCCGATCATCGCCGCGCACCTGCGTGCCCACGTCGGCGAGGCCAAGACGGCGCTGCTGTTCACCGACCCGGTGACGGGCGGCTACTACGCCGAGGGCCGGTACCGCACGCCGTTCTTCAACGCCCGACAGGCCATCGGCAAGGACGAACTGCACTTCCACGATCTGCGGCACTTCGGCGGGGTGATGGCGGCGGTCGCCGGAGGCACCACCAAGGAGGTCATGGCCCGGCTGGGTCACGTCACCAGCGGCACCGCCATGCGGTACCAGCACGTCGCCGCCGGGCGGGCCGACGTGCTCGCCGATCGGTTGTCGGCGCTGGCCGCTCCGGCGGGTGCGGGCGACGCGCCAGCGGCAGGCTGAATCCCGCACCGCCGCAACGATTCTGAGCTGACCCACCAGAACCTAACGGAACCGTTCGCGTCATCGGCTATTCTTAGCGGGCCGGTCAGATAGCCCCAGACCCGCACTCGCAGCCTCACTCTCTGTCTCAGGCACGACCCCCTCCGTCTCCGTCTCCTCTCCCAATCTCAGCCGCGGAAGATCACCAGACCACGGAGCAGACCCAAGTGAGTGCCAAGACCACCGCCACCCCGCATTTCATCTCCCTGCAGGACGCCGCCACCCGTACCGGGTTCTCGGTGTTCACCTTCCGCGAGAAGATCGCCAGCGGCGAGCTGCCCGCCTACCGGCTGTCGGACAAGCCCGGTAGTGCCATCCGCGTGAAGGTCGCCGATGTCGACGCGCTGATGAAGCCGCTCATCCCGGCAGAGATTTACGCCGACCGTCCGGCCCGGTGATCGCTGATCGGCGCGGGCCGATGCTCGAATCAGCCACGGCGACAAGCACTCCGGTGTCGGGGAACTGTACGCACGATCCGGCTGTGCCTGCACGGTCGGTCCGTAACGTCCAGAGACACAACCACATCGGTAGAGAGGAGACCCGCCGATGACGACCGTCACCCTCGACAACCCTGACGCGCTGCTGCTGCCGCGTGACGTCGCCGCGCTGCGGTGCACCACCGAGAACGCCCTGGCGCAGGAGAGGTGGCGCGGTCGCGGGCCGCGCTACGTGCGCGACGGGCGGCGCGTTCTGTATCGGGCCGGTGATTTGGCCGACTACATCGCCGCACACACGATCGTGCCGAGACCGTCAGTGCCACAACAGGAATGAGAAACAGCGATGCCGCCGGGGGGCGCGTGATTGGCCTCGACGCGCTACCCGGCGGCATCACCTCAACGACGACTCCCACCGAAAGAGTCTGCCCGCCCGATGACCCAACGAGAGGTACGGCCCGATGTTCAACGAGAGGAACACCATGCAGTCTAGCAACCGTGCTGCCGAGCTGACGGCTCTGCTGAGCCATGCGCCGAAGGCCGACGACCACGACGGCGTGCGTGACTACCTGCACGCGCTGGCGGCGCTCGGCGCTGCACCGCTGCTCGTCTACCCGGCGAGCAAGAAGCCCGCCGATGTGCGCACACCGCAGCGGCGTAGCGCCGACGATCGCGCCGCCCGCGAGGCCGCGCAGGCGGCGGGCAACCCTCACTGGGCCAAGGCGAAATCCGCCGCCGGGGTCCACCTCGCCACCACTGGCCGCGACACCCTCGATCGGTACCTGGACCGCTACGTGACGATGTTCGGTGCTGCCGTGGAGGTCAACGTCGCGGTGTCGCTGGGGCGCAGCCGCCTGGTCGTGGTCGACTGCGACACCGCCGCGCAGCTCGCCGCGTTCCTCGCCGACGCCGAGGCCGACCCCGGCACGGTGCCGACGGTGAGCACGCCCGGCCAGTTCGGGCCGGACGGGGTGACGCTGGTGCACCGCGACGGCGGTCACTTCTACTTCACGGTGCCCGAGGGCGTCGAACTGCCCGAGCAGCCGGGGTCGATGAAGGTCGGCGGTGAGGACGGCTACGCGGTGATCTGGGGCGCGGGCAACTACGCCCTGACGCCGCCGAGCGTGCGGCCCGAGGGCACCTATGAGGCGACCGGCTCGCCGGTCTACGCGCTGCCCGGCTGGCTGGCCGAGACGATCACCAGCTACGGGCAGGGGTATGTCAGCCGGGCCATCGACGGCCACGCCCGCGCCGACACCAGCGCCGACCCGGTGGCGCGGTGGGGCGCTGCTGTGTCGTGGGAAGCGATCCTCGAACCCGCCGGGTGGGTGGCGACCGGCAAGGCCGATGGCTGCGGGTGCCCGACGTGGACCGGGCCGGGCACCCACGCCAGCCCGAAGTCGGCTACCGCCCATGAGTTGAGCTGCGCGGAGTGGACGAACTCGGCGGACCCGCCGCTGCACATCTGGACCGACAACCCCGGCGAGCCGTGGGAGAGCCACATCGCGGCCAGGGCCGGCAAACGCACCATCAGCAAGCTGCAGGCGGTCGCGCTGCTGCACTACGACAGCAAGGAGGGTGAGGCGATGGACGCGCTCGGGATCGAGTTGACCGACGCCGCCGAGATGGCGCTGGATGACGCCGATGTGGTGTGGCTCGACAGCTACCGCAAGACCGACACCGCGAGCGGCGGTGAGGGCGTCGCCGATGGTCGTGGCAGCGGTTCTGGCCGGAGTCTGCAGATCACCTGGGCGTGCGAGATCGAGCCGGAGCCGGTCGACTGGCTGTGGGTCGACATCTCGATGCGCAACACCGCGCAGCTGGTGCCCGACGGTGCCACAGCGCCCAACCCGTTCCTCGTTGAGGACATCGCGTGCGTCGCGCCGGGGCACACCTGGTCGCCGCCGGAGGTCGAGACCGACGGGCGCATCGCGTGCGGCATGGTGAGCATCGCCGCCGGGCGTGAGGGGTCGGGCAAGTCGAGCTTCGGTATCTGGCTTGCCGCGAAGATCACTCGCGGCACGCTGCCCGGCTCGCACTACGGGGTGCCCAAGCGGGTGTTCTACCTGGCGACCGAGGACAGCTGGAAGCACACGCTGGTGCCGCGCCTGATGGCTGCGGGTGCTGACCTGTCGATGGTGGCCCGCGTCGAGGTCGCCGTCAGCGAGTGCGCCACCGTGACGCTGAGCCTGCCCGACGACGTGGAGCTGCTCACGCGGTCGATCACCGACAACGACGTCGCCCTGGTCGTAATCGATCCGCTGATGTCCACGATGAGCGCCGGACTCGACACCAACGGCACCCGAGACGTGCGCACCGCCTTGGAGCCGCTGGCGGCGATGGCCGACAAGACCGGCGCGGCGGTGGTCGCGCTGGCTCACTTCAACAAGGCCACCGGCCTGGACTCGCTGACCCGCATCACCGGCAGCGGCGCGTTCAAGGACGTCGCTCGGGCGGTGATGGTGTTCGCGGTGGACCCGGTGAGCGGTGAGCGGGTGTTCTCGCAGCCCAAGAACTCCGTGGGGCGCAACGATCTGCCGTCGCTGCGCTACGAGGTCACCGGAGCCGTGGTCGAGACCCGCAAGGGCAAGACGGCGACTGCCCGGTTCCGGTTCGCGTGGACCGCCGATTCGACGGTCGATGACGTGCTGGTCGAGGAGCGGCGCGGCGGGCGGCGCGCCTCGCCGGTGCAGGAGTTCCTGGTGCAGTACCTCGCCGAGCACGCCGACAAGGAGACCGGCGAAGTCGACGCCGCCGACGTGATCGCCGCCGGAGAGGGCGAGGGCCACACCCGGCGGCAGATCACCGACGCCCGCGCCCGCTGCGCGCACCCCAAGATCGCCACGCGCAGCGAGGGGTTCGGCAAGGACAAGCGGCACCTGTGGAAGATCGCGTAGCGCCGGGCGGCGGTCTCGCGCCCGCGCACGCGTGGACATGAGCGGCCTAAGCGATCTAAGCGTTCTAAGCAGGTCAGAGTGTGTTTCGGGGGTGCGTCCTAAGCGGGCGGTCTAAGGGCGGCGGCGCGTTCTAAGACCCGCTGCTTAGGCCGCGTTTCCGTCGCCTTAGAACGCCCTTTAGATCGCGCTTAGGACGCGTTCTCTCCACCCCATCTACCAGGGGTTTTGTCTTAGAACGCTTAGATCGCAATACGAGGGGTCGCGTGCGCGTGCGCGAGGCTGGCGCGGGCCGGGGAGCTGCGGGACCGGCGAGGCGACCGACCCCCGCCCGCCCGCCGTCGGGCTACCTCAACCGTGCACGGTTCTGCGGTAGGTATGAGGTATGGGACAGGTGATGCCGCTGGCCGACTCCCGCGCCCGCGCCGAGCAGGCGTTCGTGATGCGCGAGGTCGGGATGCAGTCGTGGTCGAAGATTCGCGACGCCCTCGGGTACAGGAGCGTCGGTGCGGCGCAGCTGGCGGTGAAGCGGTACCGCGAGCGCAACCCGCTGCCCAACGCCGAGGCGGCGCGGGCCGGGATCGTGGAGCGCAAGCGGGTCACCCTCGGCGCGGCGCTGCGGTCGCTGGCGGAGTCGCAGAAGGCGGGCGATCACCAGTCGGTCGCCCGGCTCATCGACGTCATCACCAGAGCCGACGCTGAGATGGCGAAGATGTACGGCCTCAACGCCCCCGACAAGCTCGACGTCACCGTGACCCAGACCCCGGCGGCGATCATCGAGGACGCCCGACGGCGGCTGCTCGAAGTGGTCGACGCCGAAGTGATCGAACCGAAGGAGATCGAACGATGAGCACCCTCACCAAGCGCGACGCCATCGACGCGGCGCTGAGCGTCGCCGACGACGTGGCGCACGGTCGGCTCGACCCGACGGCGCTGCAGCAGCAGGCGGTGAGCGAGTGCCGTGAGTTGTTCGGCACCGTCATCGGCGACGGTGACGCGCTGTGGACCCTGCACGCCGACGTCGCCCGGCAGGCGGTGGGGCTTGGTGCGCTCAGCCCCGACGAGTTGCGGGAGTGGGCAGCGGTCTTGGATCGCAGGACCGGAGCGGCGGTCGAGCCGCCCGCCCCACACGATGACTTCTCGCCGCTCGAATCGGCTGCGAGCGTTGACGAGAGCCAGCCGGAATCGACCGACGACGGCGACGACAGCGCACCGGGCGACCTGAGCGCGGCTCTGTCGCTGCTCACCTCACGGTCGATCGAGCAGCGGGCCAAGGAGGACGCCCCCGCGCCGCAGCGCCGGGCCGACGACGGCGGCTATGACCCGCTGCGCGGGTTCGACCCCGTCGCGACGCGGCGGCGTTGAGCTGCACCCCGACAGAGGAGGATCGAAGCATGGGCAACAACAGCGGACTCGGATCGGACTGGCGCGCCTCGCGCTCGAATCGCGGCTCGACGGCTGCGCCGACCGCCGACCTCGGCGATGACTGGCGGGCCACGCGCCCCAACGATGCGTTCACGGAGCCGCCCGCAACGACGGGCGCGCCCGGCTGGCGTCCCAGTCGCGCCGGTTCGTAGCCGTCTCGAAACTTTAGTTTCAAGACGGGCGCGGCAGCAGAGCCGATCAAGCGGGCTGTCGCTGGTCGTGAGTCTCGAAAGTTGTCTCGTATCGAAATAGCGTCGCGGCCGACTTTCGAGATAAAGTTTCGGTCATGACCACCGCCACCGCCGCCCCGGCCATAGGCCAACTGCTCGGCTACGCCCGCGTGTCCACCGGACACCAGTCCCTCGACGCTCAGACCGACGCGCTCACCGCCGCCGGAGTCGACCCCGCTCGGGTCTACAGCGACAAGCTCACCGGCACCTCGACCCGCGAGCAGCGCGCCGGGCTGGCCGCAGTCCTCGACTACGCCCGCGAGGGCGACACCATCGTGGTCGTCGGCATCGACCGGCTCGGACGCAACGCCGCCGAGGTGATGCTGACGGTTCGCGACCTCGCCGAGCGCGGCATCACCCTCCGGTCGCTGCGTGAGGGCATCGACACTTCCAACGCCACCGGGCGGATGATCGCGGGCGTGCTGGCGTCACTCGCTGAGCTTGAGCTTGAGCTGCAGCGCGAACGCCGGGCGGCGTCGCGGGCGGCGCGCAAGGCGCGTGACATGCCGATCGGTCGGCCCAAGGCGCTCGACGCCGACAAGGCCGCGCTCGCCCGCCGGATGCGTGACAGCGGCGAGCCGGTGCCGACCATCGCCGCCGCCGTCGGTGTCAGCCGGGCCACCCTGTACCGCTACCTCGCCGAGGGCGTCTGAGTCGGTACCCCGGCGCACAATCTGGTGCATCATTGATCCCACCAGTCACGAAGGGTGAGGTGGCATGGCTGGCGACAGCGACATAACGGTCGACCTCGAAGGCGAGGCGTTAGACCCGCGTGCCGTCGCCGACGCCATCACGCAAGTCGAGAACTTAGTCCAGAGCCTGGCCGTCGGGGGTGCGGCACAGCTGGTCCTCACCGATTTGCATGGTGGAAGCGCCCACATCTCGATGGCGGTAACCGGCGCGTCGGTTGACTCCCTGCGAGACGGGCTCGAAGAACTCCGCCAGTCGCCCGTCGTGCCTACCGGCTGGCGGCGCGACTCGCTGCAGGCGGTCGCCAACCTGGGCGGTGTGGCGGGGCTGCGCGGCGTCGACAGCATCAGCCTTCGCCTGGGCGATGCGGTGTCGGCGATCGACAGTGCGTTGCGCGACAACGCACAAGCTGCCCTCGAACCGTCGTCCCGGTCTCTCGGTGCCGTTCGGGGAACGCTCTACCGCTACACCAACGACGCGCCACGCAGCCGCCGCACGGCGGGGCTTCGCAACGTGCATACCGGCGACACGATCGACCTCCGGTTCTCAGCCGAGATCGCGCCACTTATCCGCGAGCATTTGGAGAGCGAGGTCGAGGTGTGGGGCGAGATCGCACGCGACGCTACCGACAAGATCGTCCATGTCACCGTCGAGGGAATAGAGCCCGTTGCAGCCGCCGAGGCGACAAGGGCCAGCGATGGTCGTGGACTGCTCGGGCGGGGGTGGACCGATGGTCTTGATCCGGTCGACTGGGTGAGGTCGCAGCGTGGCTGACCAGTTGAAGCGCGTAGCGGTCGACACCTGCATCGTCCTCGATCTACTACTAGACGAGGATGCGGACCTGGCCGCTCGGGCGCAGTATCTGCTTGAGGGCCACGGCGACCGGCACACCATCGTGCTCCCGGCCATAGTGATCGCAGAGATCGCCGGGACGGGGAGTGTTCGCGGTACGCAATTGCCGGCGGCGGTGCGCGCCGAACGCATCAAGTCGGCGACTGACTGGATTAGAAGCTCGAACTTCGTCGTCGCTGAGATGTCGGAGCGCACGGCACGGCGCGCCGCCGAACTGGCCGTGCGCCACAACCTCAAGGGTTCCGATGCTGCGGTGCTCGCAACCGCTGACGAGTGGGGCTGTCAGCGGCTGTTCACCAGGGACGACGCACTACTCAGCTGCGACGCCCACTTCGGGTTCAAAATCAGCCACGCCGACGACCCCCCTGAGCCCGAGCCCGACCTGTTCACCGACGCGGAGGGGTAACCCGCTCAGCCCGCCATCACGGCGCGCAGGTCTTCGGGTATCGGCATCGGTGTCGTCAGTCCTGCCGCTGTGCGCCCGGTGTTGCCCTCGGGGTATCGGCCAGCAAGTGAGCCGGGGGCGGCGACGATGATCCGCACCACCTGGCCCAGAGCCTCGCGCCGGTCGCGCTGGCGCACGGCCAAGGCGAACATGGCGACATGGTTGCCAGTGTGCAGCCAGGGGTCGGGCTGGGAGACGATATGCGCCCGTTCGAGGTGACGCCAGCGAGCGTCGTCGCTGGCGGCGTTTCTCGCAGCCGTCATTTCGTCGCGGTAGACGGCTCGGGCTTGGTTGGTGATGCGGCTCATGGCGCTCCGTTCAGTCGTCGCAGCAGTCGCAGCCGGGTGCGTCCTCGCCAATGCGGGGTGCGGCGAGAATCGGTGAGGGGCAGCAGGTGTCGCCCTTCCACGCCTCGATGCCCTCTCGGACGGCGATGGCGGCGATGACGAGACCGGCGATCGGGTCGGCCCATGCCCAGCCGAACAGGCTGTTGAGCACCAGGCCGACGAGCAGCACCGCCGACAGGTAGGTGCACAGCAGCGTCTGCTTGGAATCGGCCACCGCCGACAGTGATCCGAGTTCGCGCCCGGCCCGGCGCTGCGCATACGACAACACCGGCATGATGACCAGGCTTAGCCCCGCCAAGATGATGCCGATGGTCGAGTGTTCGGCCTCGCTGACGCCGAGCAGGGCGCGTACTGCGTCGACCGTCACGTAGGTGGCAAGTCCGAAGAAGGAGAACGCGATGATGCGCAGCGCGATCTTCTCGCGGGCCTCGGGGTCGCGTCCGGCAAATTGCCAAGCGACCGCAGCCGCCGACGACACCTCAATCACCGAGTCGAGACCAAACCCGATGAGCGCCGTGGAGGACACCCGAGCGCCTTCGGAGATCGCCACGATGGCTTCGATGACGTTGTAGGAGATCGTCGCGGCGACGAACAGCCGGATGCGGCGCGTCAGCAGTGCCTTGCGAGCCTCGGTCAGCGTCGCACCGCCCGCCGGAGACCCCATTACGCGCACCCGCAGACACTGCCGTCTGGGCCGACGCAGCGGCATTCCGGGTCAACGGCCAGAACCAGGCCGAGCAGGTCATCGAGGGCGTGACCGATGCGTGCGTCGGCCAGTTCGTAGCGTGTGCGCCGACCTTGCGGCACCGCCACCACTAGCCCGCAACCACGCAGGCAGGCGAGGTGATTCGACAGCGTCTGGCGTGAGACGCCGATCTGGTCAGCGAGGTCAGCGGGATAGCTCGGGCTCGCGTTCAAGTTGAGCAGGATGCGGGTTCGGGTGACGTCCGACAGTGCGTGCCCGAAGCGGGCAAGGGCATCGGTGTGGGTGAGCGTCTGCACCCGCCCAACAGTACATCGAAACGTGTATTCATGGAAGTCTGTACTGCCGCCTGATGCGCGGTCGCTGTTCCCCGGTATCGGCGCCAACTCACCAATTCTGTAATGCCGTGTAATGGCGAGCGACACGCCGACAGTTAGGCCGATGAGCAATTCCCCTCACCCTAAAGCGGCGTCGACCGGCGTCTGACCAGCCGCGATGGCGCTGCACTTTAACACCTTTGTCGGGTGAAAAGCGTTGCTAAGCAACATCTTTGAGCTTTGTTACTGCACCCGCGAGTGACATGATGGCGGTATGACAGCCAGCACCGCGCACCCTGACCACCCCCGCACCCGCAGCATGGAGTCGTGGCGTGGCCGCAAGGCCGTGCTCGCCAGCCGGGGTGAGGTCGACGGTCCCCGCGTCGCGGAATGTGATGCGGCACTGGCGTGGTGGCGCATCCGCGCTCGCCTGATCGCGGACATGGACATCTCCGAAGAGCGCGCCGAATCGCTTGTGGACCTGATCGTGCCGCAAGCCGACGCCGAGCCGCCCGACGCTGCGGCGGGGAAGCACGCTGAGCCTATCGAGACCGACGCCCCACACGATGACGCGCCCGCGCCCGATTCGCCTGCGAGCGTTGCGCGGAGGCAGCCCGAACCGGCGTCCGACGCTGCGGTGGTGTCGTCGTGATCGCGATGCGTGACCCGGCCAAGCCCAAGCCTCACCGCCCGTCGAGAGGACGCCTCGCCATGAAGCAGGCCGAAGTTCGCCGCCGCCGTCGTGCTCACCTGCCCGTCGTCCACGACGGCAGTTGGTCGCTGCGCCGCGAGATCGCCGACGTGGCGGGGTCGCTCGCCACCCAGGTCGCGGCCTTGCCGAGTCCGGCGGGGGTTCGGCGGCAGGTGCTCGCGGTCGCCGACGCGGCGCATGAGGCGGCGGGCACTGTCACCGGCTGGCTGGCCGAGGTCGACGCTCGCCGACGCACCGAGCACCTGGCCGACGACGAGGGCAAGCGGAAGTACGCGATGACGACGTTGATCGACCTCGCCCCACGCCCGGCGCTGCCGGAGATCGCTGACGAGACGATCGCCGATGGTTCGTGGGCGGCTGCCCTGGTCGAGATGGTCGAGCCGCTGGATGCGGCGCTGCGTGACCTGCTGGCGCACGCCTTCCCGCCCGGCGCGCCGCCGTTGCGCGGGCAGCTGTCGCGGTCCGACCGGCTCGAACGCCTGCTGCGCGAGACGATCGACCGGGCCGCGCTGTCGCTGCAACGCGCCCTCGACGCCGCCGCCGAGCGGCAGACCGCCGCGCCGACCGCCAAGCCCGACCCTCGGGCTGAACTCGAAGCGATGGGAGTACGTCTGTGACCGTGCCTGTCACGCTCTACGACCAGCCCATCCCGGTGCCGTTCGAGCCGCCGTTGCTCAACCCGGCACCGATCGGGTTGTACGCGGCGACCACCTGGACCGAGATCGCGGCCAACTCGCCCTCGCGCCACCTCAACGGCGTCGAGGTGCGCCCGGTCGGCAACTACGCCGGACACGGCCAGTCCGGCATCTGGCCCAACGACTCCTGCGCCACCGGCACCGAGCCGGACCCGTTGCTGCGCAAGGAGGGTCTGCGCGCTGCGGGTCTGGACCCGTTCGAGTCGGTGACGGTCTGGGCCTACGACGAGTGCGACCTGACCGAGCCGAGCCGCGAGGAGGTGCAGTCTCGCGCCCTGCAGATCATGCGCCTTGAGGAGCAGGTCGCCGTCGAGCGCGAGTTCGCCGAGCGGATGAAGGCCGACGCCGGGGTGATCGACCAGACCGCCGACAGCTTCAAACTCGCTGTCGGCTACCTCGAAGGCGCACTCGCACTGACGAATACGGTCGGGTACTTCCACGCCGGGGCGCAGTGGGCCAGCCAGGAGTTCGGTCTGGTGATCAAGTCGGGCACGCGGTGGGTCAGCCCGCTCGGGCACACATGGGTGTTCGGCGGCGGCTACGTCGATGGCCTGGAAAACGTCATCATCGCGACCTCGCCGACGTACGGCTGGCGCGATCAGGTGCAGTTGCGCTCCGCGATTGACGAGCGGCGCAACACGTTCGCCGCCGTCGCCGAGCGCACGGTGCTGGTCGGCTATGAGCAGCTGATCGCCGCCGTGGAGATCGCGGCGTGACCGTGATGACCGCGACTGCCGAAACCAGCGCCGCGTCGTACGACGGGCCGACGTGCTGGCGCTGCGGAGGGCCGTGCGCGACTCACAAGGGGTCGGTACACGGCTGGACCTGCACGGCCTGCCTGCAGCGGTACCTGGACGAGTCCGCAGCGCGAGGCGACGCCCGCGACCGCAGAGACCGTCAAAAGCTGGCGCGCAAGCGGATCGAGAACAGCGACAACAACGACTTCTCTCCTCTGGATGGTGGGCGTCGAGGCGATGACTGATCTGAGCTATGTGCCGGGTCATCGCCTCGGCGTTCTACCGACCAAGCAATAACCGACCGAAAGGGATACACCCGATGACCACCAAGGCGGCGCGGCGACCGCTGACCCTCGCCGACCTGACCAACCGCGAGCGGGCGCACATCGCGGCCTGCTTCCATGAGGCGGGCCACGCGGTCACCTGCGCCGTGCTGGGCGGCGAGATTCACTCCGCCGTCGTGGCCGACAGCCGGGTGACCGGGCTGCAGGGGTTCACGACCTTCCGCCGGATGCCCGACACGATCGACGCCCGCGTGACCTTCGCGGGCAGTTTCGCCGAGGCGCGATGGCTCCACGGCCCGCGCCCGACGTCGGCACAGCTGCGCCGCCTGCGGTCACTCAACTGCAGCGACGACCGTCGGCTGTGCGAGGCGGGTGTGCGCGACATGTACGGCAACCCGACAGCGGAGGCGCGCAGTGCGGTGCCGCCGCTGATCGACCGCACCTGGCCTGCCGTCGTGCGCGTCGCGCAACAGCTTTTCTCGACCGGCGAGGCGACCCATGACGACGTGTGCAAGGCACTCGGCATCACCGACGGCGGTGGCCCGAGCAGCAGCCAGCTCGCCAGCCTCAAGGCCGGACTGCGCCGCGTGCCGCCGATCGCCACCGCCTGACTCACCGATCACCGCGCCGAGCCTCGGCGGCGCGATGACCGGGCAGCACGACAACCAACGACACCACCACCACCGAGGAGACCGACGTGACCACCATCGAGCGCCGCCCCGGCAACCGCCGTCTCGACTACCTGCCCGACTACTGCCCGCGCTGCAACCCGGCGGGCGAGTGCGCCGACAGGCCGCTTCGGTTGGCCTCGCTGACCGAGCCGATCTTGATCACTTGGAACGGCGGTCGGCGGCTGCTTTGCCGCTATCGCTGCAGCTGCGGGCATGAGTGGACACGCACCGACCTGTGGACCGCCAAGCAGGCCGGTCTCGACCCGCAAAGGAGCGCCGCATGAGCACCACGACCGCCGACCCGGCTCCGCTCACCGCCGCCCGCGTCCTGCGGGCCGATCGAGGCCGGCAACGGCCCAGCAACCCCGCCGATCTAGCGCGGCGGCTCGACCCGAGGTTCGTTGTCACGCCGACGATTCGGCTGCTGTCCGACATCGCCGTCCGCGCTGTCGAGGAGCCGGACTGCCGCGACATCGTGACAACCCCGCCGCGCACCGGAAAATCCCGGCTGCTGGCGGTGTGGGAGGTGGTGTGGGCGCTGATGCGCAACCCCGACCTGCAGATCGTGCTCGTCAGCTACAGCGACGAACTCGCCCAGGCGCACAGCCGCGAGGCGCGCCAGCTCATCAACGAGCACGCCGACTACCTCGGGTTCCGCCTGTCGACCGATAAGACGGCGGTGGGCCGGTGGCGGGTCGAGGGCCACGCGGGCGGGCTGCTGGCGACCGGGATCAACAGCGGCGTAACGGGATTCGGTGCCGACCTCATGGTGATTGACGACCCGGTGAAGGACGCCGCCGAGGCCGACAGCGCCGCGCACCGCCGCCGCGTGATCACCGAGTACCGCTCGACGCTGGCGACCCGCGTGCATCCCGGCGGGTCGGTGCTGCTGGTGATGACGCGGTGGCACGAACGCGACCTCGCCGGAGAACTGCTCGACGCCGAACCCGACGTCTGGACCCACACCAACGTGCCCGCCGTCGCCGAGACCGGCGTTCCCGACGTGCTGGGCCGCGCCTCCGGCGTCGCGATGACATCGGCGCTGGGCTTCACCGCTGATCACTTCGCCGCCGCTCGACGCACCTCCGGTGAGCGCGCCTGGTACGCGCTGTACGAGGGCGTGCCCTCGGCACCGGAAGGTGGCCTCGTCAAGCGCGAGTGGCTGGACCAGTGGCGGCTGCCCGCTGCACCGAGCGGCGCGGTCAAGACGGTGATCGGGGTCGACCCCGCCGACTCCGGCTCCGGCGACAGCTGCGGCATCGTGGCCGCGAGCCTCACCGCTGAGGGCGTGGTGGCGGTGATCGCCGACGTCTCGGCGCAGATGACCTCCGACCAATGGGCCAGGGCCGCTGTCGATCTGGCGGTCGACGTCGGCGCATCGGAGATCGCCGTCGAAGGCTTCTCCGCCCGCGAGACCTACCGCCGGGTGGTCAACGACGCGCTACGCCGGGCCAAGCTCACCCGCCCGATCAACGTCACCACCTGGCCTCCCAAGGGCAGCGGGCGCGGTGGCGGCGACGCGCTGGCCCGCTCGGCGGCGCTGCTGCAGGGTCTCGAAGTCGGCACCACCCGCATCGCCGGGCATCTGCCCGCACTCGAACAGGCGGCGGTCACCTGGCAGGCCGGGCAGCACCAGCCCGACAGCCTCGCCGCCGTCGTCGTGGCTCACGACGTGCTGGTGCACTCGATCGGCAAGCAGTGGAGCTTCGCGTCGCCGCTGGACGCCGCCCGCCGCGCTCGCGAGGGCACGATCACGTCGACTCCGGCGTGGATGCGTCGGACGATTCCTGGATAGCGACCGGGCGCAGCAACTCGCGTAGACGGGCACGCTGCTCGGGCGTGAGCGGTGGGGCGGCGTCGACTATCCGCTTGATGTACTCGCGGTGGTCGTCGGACGGCACGGCGAGACCCCCTTATAGCCCGGATATAGCCCGGCATAGGTGAAAACCCACATCTACATGGTGCCCCCGGCAGGATTCGAACCTGCGACACCCGCTTTAGGAGAGCGGTGCTCTATCCCCTGAGCTACGAGGGCTGACGTCTGTGCAGCTTACCGG